GGCCGCACCGGAGAGGTGGCCGAGTGGTCGAAGGCGCTCCCCTGCTAAGGGAGTATTTATTTCCTCTGGCCACCACCTCAACCATTTGATAATACTCGTTTTTCCTGTCAATGTAAATCTTTTCGGCACCAGACTGTGACTCCAGCGTGTCAAACGGTCTCACTTCTTGCCAAAAACGCGGTCGATAACTTCCCGATCCGCATCCCCCTCCACATAGCTTTCCATCAGCAGCCGGCGTGACTTCCACCCGCCGTGATCCGCAGTCGTAGCGACGTCTACGCCATTGCGGACGATCATCTCCGTAGCGAAACCATGCCTACCGATTTCGTGGCTGGTCAGCCGCTTCATACCGGCGGCGGTAATGACCTTGTCGAAGCGCTTCTTGACCGTCGATCGGTTGGCGGCTCCGAAGACGAGGACGGGATACAGGCTGCGGATATTGGCGAGGTCGACGACCATGGCGCGGGTAAGAAACACTTTGCGCGGGACGGTCTTGGTCTTCTCCAGATAGGCCACACGCTCCTGAAGGCTGACGTCATCCCATGTCATGCGGCAAGCCTCGGAAACACGCGTGGCGGTCTCGAACATGAAGCGGGCAATAGCGGCTGTCTCTGGCATATCCAGCTTCTTCGCGGTCTTGCAGAATGTCTCCAGCCACACCTTGTCGCCGGCCGGTCGCGATTTCCGCTCTTCCTTGAACCGCTTGACCGATATCTTCGGCCACCGCTTTGCCTCGGCAACATGGTTGATCACGGCACGCGTCGGCGTGATAACCTGGCGGTTCCATGTTGCGGCTGAAGCATCTGGGTATATGATCTTGGCGGCCTTGCGGATCTCGGGGCCGGTGATGTCCTTCATTTTCCATTTGCGGAAATATTTGATGAGTTCCGCGAGGAACCTGCCGTCCTTGCCGTCGTTAAGATATTCCGCGACGGCTTCGGGAAAGGTTAGGACCGCTTCTTCGCCGTGGACAGCAGCACGACGGACCCGGTCTTCGTGTTTGATCGCGATGTCTTCCGCGAGCCGCTTGTCACGCGTCTTAGAAGAGCATCTGTATCGTTCTCCGTCCACAGTGAAGTCATACTGCCAGACGTCGCTTCCGTCCCTTTTGTAGAGGTTGGGCATTGTCTCGGCTCCAGTCTGGCGGCATTTATGATGATGTCGATATCGGACGGCAGAAGGAACATCGCCTTGCCTAGCACCCGGCAGGCGCCCAGCGCCCGCGCTCGCTCCCGCAAGGTTCGTTCCGAGATTTGTATGCCGGCCGCCTGAAGCTTGGCAACGGCGACGGCTGGCGAGATTGCTTCATCGAGAATCGTCATCGTGGTTTATCCACCGGTTGTCCACAGGCCCGCTCGTATTCCCGATCGGCATAGGCTCTGAGCGTAGCGCGATCGACAAAGCCAAACCGGCGGCCGCAATGGATGCATTCGCCCCAGCAGCCAGTTTCATCGTCCTCCGGGGCGCATGGGCACATGCCGAGGGCGCACAAGGTCAGGCGGCGAATTATTGATGCGTTGCCCATCCTACCCCTCCCTCGGGATAAGCGCGCGGATGGCGGCGGCAAGGGCAACGGCAACGCCATGCGGCAGTTCACCGACGACGAGATTGTCGCGTGCGCCATCGCAGATCTTCGCAGCCTCCTCAAGCGCAGCGGCTCGGGTCTCCGCTATCCTGAGGTCGTCCTGGACTTCGATGTGGGCATCGGCTTCGCTCCCCTTGCGATGTTGGGAGAGGGCGGCGCGGGCAATGCGAGCAGATTGTCCATCGCGGACAACCCAGCCTTCGTTGCCGTATCCGTCGCTTTTGTCGTCGCCCATGAACTCGCGAACTTGATTTGTGCTGACGATCTGTTCCAGCGCCGCCCTCAATCGCTCCACCTCTCCTGTCTCGATCTCCTTGATGGCAGCCTCGATCACCTTCCGCAGCACCGGCTTCGTTATCTTGCCGTCCCATGCTGAGCAGATTTTCCAGGCGGCTTCGAAAGCGAGTTCTTCTGGGGTCATGCTGCGATCTCCTCGTCAGAAGGCCAAGGGCCGTGTTCTTCCTCGCATTTTGCGCGGATCTCATCGGCCTCTTCGGTTTCGCCATAGTCGCAATCGCCACAGACGATGCACACATGGACGTCGATCGAGCAGCCGCAATCGCGCGCGCATCCGGCGTTGGTGCCGCCGAAGAATTTCCATGTGTGGCCGTGTTCGCGGCAATGGGCTGGATCACCTTGCTTGACCGTCTCACCCGCCTTTTCCTTCAGCCGCAGAAACTCATCTTCGCTGATCGTGATGGTGCTCATCTCGTCTCCTCGATCGGTTTGAACAGCGCCCTCGGCGCCAGCGGGATCTTCGTCTGTCGTGCTGCGGATTTCTGCGATACCGGGAAGCCGGCGGACTTGATCTTCTGCTTGGGAGCGGCCTGGACGCCTATGTGGCGCTGCTTGACGCGCTTGGCCTTCGCTATGCGCTCGACGTCGTCCTTGTCTTTGATGCGCCGGCAATCTTCGTGGGCCGGGGCGCAGTTGTCATCAACGTCTTCGCCACCGAGCCCGAGAGCGCGAAGATGCTCGATCGTCCACTTTTCCCGGACGCCATCGATCGCCTCATGGCAAAGGCAGCAAATTCCCTTATGGGCTTCGAATAGCCGTAGCCGCCTGGTGGGTGTCATAGACCTTCGTTTGGTGGTGCCGACATCCGTCATTGTCAGCGCACCTTCCTAAGAACATTGCGCAGCCGCTTCCACCACGGCCGAGGAGTGCGCCTAAGCTGCTCGTCGAGGATTTCCCGCATGATCTTGCTGGTCGTCTCGTCGCGCTTGACGAGATATTGGATTGTGCTCGGGCGCGCGGCGGGATACCGGATCATGTGCTTGCGGAGAGTGTCGCTCATGCCGCCTTCTCCTTCTTCTCGATGACAAATCCGAAGTCCTTGGCAAGCAACTCCTCGACCGCGAGGAAGAACGCGATCATCTCGGGCTCATCGCACTCGCGGGTGTTGATCGCGCGCGGGATGCCGACAAGGTGACCATTCGCAAGCCGTATGGTGTCGACGAAGTTGACGGCGGGGCGGATATAGGCATCGAGAGCTTCCTTGCTGACAGCGCAGCCTGTGGCGTCGATGCAGTCCTGTAGGGTGGCCCAATATGCTCTGAGCCTGTCGAGGTTCCGCCACTGCTTCACGTCGACACGGACGCGCTGTCCGTGGGCTACGCCGTCGAGCGCCTGAAGGTCGTACGCCATCTCGGGGATGAGTGCGTTTCCCTTGCGGATGAAGGCGTAGACTGGCTTCTCTGCTCTCTTCGCCATGACGTCACCCTGCAGCCAAATTTGAGGTGCGGGCGAGGAGAGTGTTCTTCATCTCGTCCTTCTTCTTGGTGAAGTCGGCAGCGGCTTTGGAGCCCAGCCCCTTGATCGTCGGAAAGTTGTCTTCCCAGAAGCTTTGCAATCCGCCGAGCGTCGAAATTCTGGTCATCTCGGCCCAGAGGTTTTCGCGGCGGATATCGGCCTCACAGCCTTCAAGGCGATCGAGCAGCGCAGCGCGCCACGCCATCGTCCACCCATCACGTTCCGCCTGGTCCAGATAACTTTTGCGCAGATTGTCGAGAGCGGCGCCGCTGTTCACATCAACAAGATCGGCCTCAAGATCGGCCATGATCTTTTCCCACGATCCGTCTCGCTTGAGCTGTGCAGATGATTTCGTGGTGGGGCGGGCGAAGTCGTCGGCTTCCTCTTCGGAATAGACGAGGCCATGAATGCCGACGAGCTTCAGGACGAGCCGGTCTTTGGCCCTTTTCTCGGCCATGGCCCATGGATATGCGTTCTTGCAGTTCTTCGAGCTGGCTTCACCGGTTGACCAATCGGAGCGGTTTCCGAGCGTCCCGGACACAGCGAGCACGGCTATACCCTTGTCGGTGTCTGCCTCGATGATGGTTGGCATTGAGAACTGTACGCCAGCCTTCGTGGCGACGACTTCGAGCGCCGCATGCTTGGCGACCCACTGCTTGTTCTGTGGGATCTGCCAGAAGTCGTCCTTGTCAAGGCCGTATTCCTTGCGAATGGCTTCGATTCTCGGGTCAAGCGACATGACGTTCATCCTCGTGTTGTTCTGCCATCACCGCGCGATCGAGGTAAAAGCAACCATCCGATTCCCGGTTGTCGGCCCACTTCAGGTAGCGAGCTCGCTTTGCCGGGTCCGTGGCGATCTCCGCCATGTCTCGGTACTCCTGAGCGTCTTCGAACGCCGTGTCGGCGTATGCTCTGTATTCAGCGGGGCTCATGGCGCGTTACCTCCTGATTGGTCCGATCGTCGGTTCTGTATTGGCTCTCCATCCAAGCGGCGGAGCCTATGGTCATCACGAAACCGAGAAACAGGCAGACAATCGCCTGGGTCTTGAGTGAGATGAGGACGACCGGAGCAGGCGTGGCGGGCTGAGCAGCGCATGCTTCAGCGGGGCAACCGCATTCACGAGCTTGGCGAAATCCGCAGGTGTCAAGCATTCCCATAGGTAGGAACCTCCCGCTTGAGCTGGTCGAAAACCTTCTTCGTGCAGAACATGACGCGGCCTTTGACTGCTACCGTATCGTCAGTGACGGTTATCTCTTCGCCAGTCCGCTCGTCCTTGACGACAGTGCCAGCATCGACTTCCATGACGCGCATCGACCCGAAGGGTTCGGTGGAGTATTCGGATGGATGTCTCATAGCTCTCTCCCTTCGGCAGTTGGTTGGGAGAGGGCGGCGTCGAAGGCGCTCAGTTCAGAAACCGTTGTCGCGAATTCCTGCCCAGGGAGGCGATAGAGGATGTGTCGGACTTGGTTCGCGAAAGATTGGCCGCGCGCTCTCAGCCTCTCGTTCTCTTCCCGCAGCCGGTTACGTTCCTCGACTGGATAGGCGTGGGAAATAGCGGCGGCGATAGCCTCGACTGCGATGCAGCGTTCAACTTCGGCTATGAGAGCCGCATGACCGACGTCATATTCAATGTCGTTGATTTCCCATAGAAATTGCTCTGCCGGCTTCTTCCGAATATCCCGGATGAAATGACGACCATCGAAGAAGAACCCTTGGATGTTGGCCTTAGCCAAGGTTTTAGCGTGCTGGTACGCTTCAACCATATCGTCGGTCACGATCACCTCATGATCACGCATAGAGCTGATCCTCAGTGTCAGAAATGCCGAGCTGCTCCCGCCCATAGGCGGCGTATTTCTCCGCCCATGTTTGATGTTCGATCGTGCGATCCGCGATGGCGACGACAATCGCCGGATGACGCGTCAGTCCATAGCGGACACTGCCTGCCTCTTCGGCGGCGCTGGCTTGGTGCTGGGCGGCGAGACGTTCGGACTTGTGGTGGCGGGTCGTGGTCATGCTGCACCTGCCTTTCGGGCGGCGAGCATCGCGTCAGCAACGCGGTAGCAATAAGCTGCGTCATCGTCCGGGTTGAAGTGCATAGCCTTCGCCGACATGAACCCGCTGAGAACTTGACCGGAGAACCAATCGCGAAGGCTCATGCCGTTAGACGACATTTCAGAACCATCCCCAAACTGGATGCTGGTTGGATGGATCGGTCCACCGTCCTTTTCGAGGAAAGCCTGAGCATGTTCGAGTGCTTTGATGTCCGTCATCGTCATTCCCTCTATTCTGCTGCTTGAAGGGTGGCCCCACGCACGATCACCGAAGCGAAGACATGCTCAAGCCGAGCTACCTCGCTGTAACCACCCCGATCAGGGCGCCAGCATTCGAACTTGCAAACCTCGCCGCCGTGCTTGTCGGCATCAGCGTTCGCGTCTTCCTCGCAATCGTAGGAGAAGGCGGCTTCCGCATCAGTCGTCCACTCGCATTCACGGTCTAGATAAAGCGCCGTGCCGTGCGAGGCGTCCTGAACGTTGAAAAGTTGGATGATCATTGCCGTCTTCCTTGATCTCGACACCCGTTTAGAGGGGGTGGGGGCTACGCTGCTTCCCGGAATTTCGTGACTACATCGCGCATCGATCCAACGTCATCGGACCACTCCAAATCGTCGAAGAAATGCCGTATCTTGGTCATTGCTTCGGAGTGAGCAGCCTTGTTTGCCTCGCGTTCGGCGCTGTTCATCTCGTAGTCCGACAGAGACAGGGTCTTGTCGTAGAGCTTGGCGACCCACTCGATGCCCTTGTCATGCTCTGCCGCCTTGAGGGCTGCCACGGTCATGGCTTCCTCATGGGTGGAGAACATATCCTTCTCGTAGTAGATCGAACCGCTACCGACGCCCGTCTCGACGCACATGTATGAGTGGCCGCGCTCATCAGCTGTATCGACCCGGATGCTACCGATGGTCAGTTTGGCAACAGCAGGCGCGAAAGCCTGATACCGAAGAGACAGGTCGCTATTGCTCTGGAAGGTTGTCGAGCAGCGCGGGCAAGCGAATTCATATTCAGCGCCGGCCGGAGATACAGCTTTCCATTTCCGCTCTCCCTTGCAGTCAGGGCAAGGATGCTGCTTCGTCGTCGGGCAAGTTGATGCGTGGTAGACCACGTCACCAATTGCGAATTTAGTTTGAATGCTTGCCATCTTCATCCCGTCCCGTCGTCTGAGTTGGTGTGATCTGCTTTGAATGGCCCCGGAGGACCATGGCGGAGGTCAGGCGTCTTTCCGGCGCTGGAGTTCGAATGTGTTTTCGACATCGTCGAGGTCACCATTCGGGCGCTCGCACATCCAAAGTCCGTCCAGCAGACGCATGCTGACGATCGGCCCGTCCTGAATGAGAATGTCCCAAGCCTGTCTGGCCGATACACAGTTCGCCGGAGGGCGCGACGAGTAGAATTTATTGCTGCTCCGGAAGACGCCGTACGTCATGCTGCGGCTCCTGTACGGTCCGGAACGCGGGAGAACTTCTCCATCTCCAGTCGGTGGGCTTCGCAGGGGCGGTCGTTGTAGAGCTTCGTGTAGTGTTCCCTGAGGGCAAGCATGCCTTTGAACGTCAGAGCTATGGTTGTGCCGCCGCTAAGCGTGAAGTCGACCACAGTCAGATTGTCGGCCTGAAGACGGCGAGAGAACGGGTAGTAGGCCCGAGACTTGACGCCGGTGAGTTTGCGGAAATCATTTTCCCGAACCCGCATGTCATTCTGGTCCCACAGCGCCCGAAGCGTTCTGAGTGTTGCTGGTGGCAGTTTGCTCATCGTCTCATCTCCGGTTTCCAGATGATCCGCAGCGGCGGGGTCTGGGTTGGTTGCTTGCTGTTGGTCAGGTGGTTGCCTTGGCGATGGCCTCACGGACTTCGCTCAGGAGCTTCATTTCTTCGTTCGGAATGAACCCGTCTTGATCGCAATCAGCGTCGGCGCGGTTGTCGAAGTAGTCTTCACATTCCATGAGAACCGACAGAAGGTCTGCATTTCCCTTTCGGGCTGCGACCATCGCGACTGGTATCCGCCCATTGCGCCAAGCCTCGTCGAAGTCCGCGCATGCTTCCTGTGGCGTCTTGCCGAAACCGCTAATTCCGATCTGGAGATCTTCTCCGAGCAGGGCGCACCACATGTCTCCGTCTGGGAAAATACGGGGGCGCATCAGGACGTGAGGGGCCGTGACGGCATGCTGGATCAGTCCAGCCGCTTCGCAGACGGAAACCTGAATGATGTAAGCCGCGTTTGAAATGTCCGTCATCGTCTCATCCGTTGCGCTGGTGTGGTCGGGCGGCGTCAGCAGCGAGTTCGGACAAAGCCGCCTCAAGCTCTTCGCGGGAGCTGCCATCGGTGTGGAGAATGCAGATCATGTGAGAGGGGGCGGACATCACTTCATCTCCTCGTAATCAAGGTAGTAGCCTTTGCCGCAGACGGCGCAGCGATAGCGCTCGCCATCCATGCCGCCGCCGACTTCCTTCATGTTCGGGCAATCGCGCGAGGAGGGGTCAGCAATTCCGCAGGGAGCGTCCGCCTGCAGGAGATCCTTGACGTCATCAAACTTGACATAGGCGCCAAGAACATCTTCACGCATTCCGCCGCCGTCTGGATGCTCGTCGTATCTTTTGATGATTGCCATTGCCGTCTTCCTCGTCGTCGTCTGCGTTGTTCGATCTGCTTGAATGGCCCCGGATTTTTCGATCGCCTCGTTTGCGAGACGGCAAAGCTCGTAGAGGGCGTCAGGGTTATGAACCCGCTTGAGGACCGCCAGAATGTGAGGGTCACCCCCATTCGGATCGTCTTGGACGATTGTCGGGAGTTGCGAGTTTTCCCAAGGGCCGTTGAGGAATTGAAACGGGCGCATCACGCAGCCTCCGAGGCGGAGAACAGTTTGATGATCATGGTGGGGTTCCAGTGGCTCTCGGAAGCAAGGCGCTTGCGGAGCGCTGCAACCGGTTGCTTTACGCGCTCAGCAAGAGCGGACATGCGTTCATCAGAAACTGATGCGAGGAGAGCCTTGGCGGCTTTCTGGTTGGCAACGAAGGAAGCCCGGTCTGCCTTTGCCTTAGCTTTCTTCGCTGCCGCTACCTGCGACTTGTAGGCATCGATTTGGTTGTCGATGTTGCCGCGAGACTTCAGGGAAGTATTCAGAATGCCGTGGTCCATTTCGTCCTCATCCCCGGTTTCCAGATGATCCGCAGTGGCGGTCTGGGTGAAATCTGATGAGCCTTTTCCGTTCTTGCTCAGGAACACCGATCTAAAAGTCCAACTATCTACTCCGGGGTTCTATCTGCCCGGCCAGCTCGTAGGTTTGTCCCGACGGACGCACGCCCCGTGCTGCGATCTACATGACGCCCTCCGTGTTGGAGATGTTCGTCTCGGTTCGTTGCTTGCCACTCTCTTCTATCCGCTTTAGAGGATACTGTCAATGGAAATATCCGCTATCGAGGATAAATCTATTCCGAGACTAGTATTCAGCAACGCCTCGGCCACCGATGCCGAGACCGATAGCCTCACGTAGCGACTGCTCTTCTGGAAGCGTTTCGCCGTATTCATCAGCGGCCTTGCGGACATCGACGCGGTACATCCCCGTCGCCTTTGCAACTTGCCCTTCGCTTAGTACGCCTTCGACATGAAGACGGACGAGGACGGCCCGCATACGGTCACATGCTGCACAGGGGCCGGGAGAACGGGTGTAAGAGCCGTTGTGCCCGAGGGAGCCGTATTTCTCGCGGCGCGTCTTCCATGCCCGCTTGCGGATCTCGCTGATGGTTTCAGCCACGGCGGCGGCTCCTCTTTTCCTTGAGACGGTCACCCATGACGCAATCGCAGTAGTGACCGGTTTCGTCATCTTCGATGTCTCCGAAGTCGAAGCACTTAGGGCAGGCCTCGTATCCTCTCCGTCGTTGTTCCGCGCTGATTTCGTCGCACTTCTTGTTGGCGAAATAGATGCGCTCGTCGCCCATCGGAGCGCTATCGATCAGCCTGTCGTGGCGCTCCATGGTTTCGTGGAGTAGTGAGGCCAGATCGAAATCGGACAAATTTGAGTAGCTCATGACCTGCCCTCTGCCTTGGAGATCGCAGCTTGCATTGCGTCGAGGACAGATGATGGCTCGCCTGGAGCGACTACATTTTTCCGATAGACCGCCTCAGCAAGTTTGAGGGCATTAAGAAGTTCGGCAACGAGATCCTCCGCATGCTTCAGGGCGTCGTTGTAGGCGTCGTACCGCTGCTGCATCTGAGATTCCATATATTCCATCTGCGTTTCCTCTTGATTTTCTCAGATTAATATATCCTCTAATGAGGACACACACAAGCTCCATCCTTTATAGAGGACGATTTTTCTTGAATCGATTTTGAGAGGAGAGTACAACAAAGAAATGCCCCGCGCTCTTTTACGAGAGCCGGGGCGGTGACTGGTGAGAATTCTTTGACGAGAAGAACCAGTAAGACTGTTATAACGTAACGCTCTTACCTTTTCAATCTCCTCCTAGAATTTTATCCGGTGATGCCCGCGCCGTTAGGTTTCGGTTGGCGCTGCGACGTGGGTAAAGGTGCTAGGCGGGACCGTAATATATCGTGTCTACCGGAATGACGGTGGTAAAGGGCTGACAATATGCACCACGGGGCTGGTAACCCGGTCAGTGATTTCAGGCTTCTTGGGCCTATAGAAATACCAGCATGAAGCGGACAAGTAATCACCGTCATATGGTGAGCCGTGGATACGTGTCGGAAACTTAAGATACTCAGTCGAGTGGATGAAGACACGTAGTTCCTTGGGTCGGATCTCTTTCCGACCGCAAGGGATTACTACGTTCGTTGCTTAGAGCCTAGTCGTTGGATAAGGGTTAAGAAGTACAATGGCTAAAGATAAATACGGTTTCAGCATGAAGAATCTGAGCGTCGAAGGCAAAAAACGCCTCACATCGCTGGAATGCTACCTGAACGCGGCCGGGGTTAAAGTCCGAGAGATAAAAACCGAGCTGGAATTCTGGGACCTCCTAGAAGCGATTTACCAGCGCAAGATCGCGCGCTTTCCCACGCAGGAAGGCATGATCAACGCTGCGAGCGTCTTGATCGATAACATAAGCAGACAGCAGCGCCGGAAAATGCAGAAGGAATATCGAGGCGCCCCGCAAAGGGCCGTCCGGAATAAAATAATGGATAGGCTAAACGCCGAAAACGAGCAGTTTTTGGAGCGCCTGACGAAAAAGGAATATGTCCCCTCCAAAGACCAAAAGGACGAATTCTATAAATCTTGGGATTGGCGCAAACTTAGGATGGAAGTCCTGAAAGAGCATGGTTCGATTTGCATGTGCTGCGGTGCTACTCCTAAGCATTTGGACATGACCGGCTCACGCGTCCAGATCGTTGTCGATCATATCAAGCCGCTTCACCATCATTGGCATCTTCGTCTTGATCGATCGAATCTCCAGGTTTTATGTGCAGAGTGCAACCAAGGAAAAGGCGCGTGGGACGAGACAGATCACCGCCCCGAACCTATCGATGCTGGCCTCCGCCTCCTTAGAAACTGACCTTTGTCATTTCTTTACCCTAATTCCTAAGAGGATATCCTCTGCAAAATTAGCTTGGTCGCATTCACTGAGAACGTGTACAAATTAGGTTCGAGTCCGAAAGCGTACGGACTAGGTTCCTAATCCAGCTTGCGCAAGCTGCGAAAATGACCCACACTAAGAAAACATTCCTAACAATCGTGGCGGGAGAAATACCAATGCGTGTGTCAAGGCTGCGAAGCATCCTAGACGATATGAGTGAGGAAGAGAAGAGGTCCGTCGTCGACGAGGTTAAGCCTTTTCTCGCTTCTGCAGGATCTGCAACACAGCCGCTCGATCATCGGGGTTCTGCTCGATCAGGGAAAGAAGCTGTTCAGTCGCCGGGGAAATTTCGAATCCATAAACAATCCAAGTGAGGCTGACGCCCAGCTCCTGGCAAACCGCTATGAGGCTTTCAATCGTCGGGTCTTTCCCCTCACTCAGGATAGAGTGAACATAGCCCGCGCCTTTCCCAGCCTTGAGAGATATCTCCCGCTTGGATCGGTTCGAGTTTTTAAGCGCGTCCTCTAGACGCTTTCGCCATGCTTCGTCTGCCATGGCTGCAATATCCTCTAAATCAGATATTTTCGCACGTCCTTCATAGAGGATGCTTGACGTGTCCGCTAAAGAGGATATAGTCAGCGACATGGCAACAAATCTTTCCGAAAAACTGCTTTCCGAAGTCAATGACTTCCTCCGCGAAACGGAGATGGGGCCTTCCTATTTTGGCAAGGCCGCATCTGGGAATTCCGAGCTGGTCAAACGGCTCCGGGAGGGTAAGCGCGTCTGGCCAGAAACGGCTGATAAGGTTCGCATTTTCATGCGCGAACATCGTCGCAAGGCAACCGCAGCATGACCCTATCCCCCACTACCAACACCACCCTAGACGAGCAGGAGAGGTCAGCATGAGCGAGACAGTCGGACTGGCGCTTCTTTCTGGAACTCTCCTCGGCTTCATTCTCGGCTTCATCGCCGCCGCGAAGATCTCGAAAGACATCCTCAAGGACAGGGCGAGCAAGGGCAACATCAAGATTTCCGGATCCACGTATCGTCTGACGGAGATCAAGCCATGACCACCATCCCCGAAGACGTAATGCAGAAAGCCGAAGCCGCATACTTGGCGTCCCTCCACGATAGCATGGCCGGAAAAGCGGATTACCTGCGGCACATTGCAGGCGCCATTCTGGCTGAGCGGGCGCGCTGGTGTCCGGCGACCCGACGCAATCTGGAAATAATTAACATGGCGAATTCCGAAGCTCGAAAAGGCCACACCAATGACTGACCGCAATCTCAAGATCGAAACCTCTCCCGAGGGCATCACCATCTCCCAGGACAGTCCTTCGCCTGAGTGGTCGATCACCGGCACCGGCGGAAGAACGGATACGGTCTTCATCGCCAACGCTGACATTCCCGCCGTCCTCCGTGACCTACAGAGGCGGATGAATGAGATCAACGAGAGGGAAAGCATATGAGCAATCCTTTCCACGTTGGCCAGAAGGTCGTCTGCGTCGATGCCGGCCAGTTCAGTGATCGGATCACCAATGGCTCGATCTACACAGTTTCTGCAGTAGGCGAGAACATAGGCAACCTTTACCTCGGCCTTGAAGAAACGACGCTTGTGAAGCCGCTGCAATGGCGCGCCAAGCGCTTCCGACCGGTCGTCGAGCGCAAGACCTCCATCGAATGCTTTGAGCAAATTCTCCGCGGCGCCAGAGTTCCGGAGGGCGTGTGATGGGTGATCATTCATTTGAAGATGTCTCCAAAGTCCTACGGTACGACGCCGAAACCGGTGAATTTTTCTGGAAAGTTAACACATCCCAGAGAACCCCCACAGGGGCTAGAGCTGGCACTGTTTGCTATTATGGCTACATCGTTATCGGGATTAACCGCAAGTATTACAAGGCTCATCGCTTGGCCTTCCTCTTGATGACAGGCCGATGGCCAGTCGGTGTTGTTGATCACATAAATTGCGTCAGGGCAGACAATCGTTTCTGCAACCTTCGGGTCACATCTGCGGCGCTCAATAGTCGTAACCAAGGGCCAGCGAAGAACAACACGAGTGGCTTCAAGGGCGTCTCCTGGCACAAAGCCAAGGGTCTATGGGTTGCGCAGATCCGAGTAGATAGAAAGCACCACTCTCTCGGTTATTTCGACACGCCTGAGAAGGCGGCGGAAGCTTATGACGCCGGATCTATAAAGTATCACGGCGAATACGGTCGCCTTTCGACCACCAACAAAACCCGCACGGGAGTACCGGCATGATCTACGTTTTGGCAGCCATAATCCTCACCCCGATCACAGTTGTCGCGTTCGCCCGGTGGTTCAAGCGCCACATCGACCAGAACTATCCATCAGCAGATCGTGAGCTAGAGGCTGCGCTAGCTGAGGGCATCCAACTCGCCTTTTCCCACCCCGGCAGCCTCTCAATCTCCCAAAGCTGAGTCCTCCCCTTAGCTTTGGCCGCTGCCGGGGCTCACCCCTCCTGGCCCCGGCAGCGACATTCTCGGCAGCGACCACCGCGCCAATAAAAGAACGGCAATCTCTCCGATGGAGACAGGATCGTCATGATGCAACTGAGCGATTTCACTTTTGAATATCTGAGCGAATGCTTCGAGCTCGACACGGTCAGCGGCGCCCTTATTTGGAAGACAAGGCCCGATTGGCATTTCGCGAAAGGCTCGACCGGCGCCGTTGGGTGGAACAAGCTCTACGCTGGGAAAGTTGCCGGCTGTCTTTGCAAGGACGGAAAGTTTACGAGGGCCATGGTCAGTGTTGGGGACCGTAACCTTCGGTGCCACAGAATTGTCTTTGCCATCTTCAACAGGATTGATCTCGTTGAAGTCCCCAGAATCGTTGACCACGCCAACGGAAACACTCTGGCTAACAGGCCCGGTAACCTTCGCGGGGCGACACCTCTCCAGAGCACTTGGAACACAGGTTTGAGATCCAACAACAAGAGTGGCTTGAAGGGCGTCTGCTGGCACGCCGGCGAAAAGGCTTGGCGCGCGACCATCAGAGACCGAGGCAAGTGCGTCACGATCGGACGGTTCAAAGACAAAGAGATGGCTGCCGCCGCTTACCGAGAAGCGGCATTGCGACTCCAAGGAGAGTTCGCTCGGTTCTAGCGCGGCGGCAGCCTCAACGCCAACCGGGCGGCGGGCAGCGTCGATTTGAAAAACTGGTTCCCGGCGGCGGGTGCCTGAGCGAGACGAAGGGGTTGATGCCCCTGCAAGGGCGGCCCCTTCGTCTCCTAGTATCTGAGTGTCCTGATTGGTCATCTTCAACAGCTCCGTGAACAAGAGCGAAGATAACCGCAGGAGAATCCAAGGTGTCGGAAAACGACCACGTGAAGTTGGAGCGTTACTCCAAGAGGCAACAGGGCATGAGTGACACATTTTCAGCTCAAGGGATGATGAGGGAAGCTTTCCCGCGCGACTACTACGGTGGCTACAAGGCCGCTGTGTACGCAGCGTATCGCTTCATCTCTCCCCGCGTAAAAAAGAAATTCACCCCCAGGCGCGCGGCGGCGATCTGGAATGGCGAAGCTCGTCGCATCGATATGGAAGAAGCGGCGGCACTAGAAGAAGCACTAATCGAGGAACACCAAAATGAAACCAAACGCCTACGTGCCCGTCTGGCTGCGTTGGACGCGAAGATTACCGCCTTCGACGCGCGCATGGCTGGCGAAACACTGGCGGAAGGTCGCCGGTAGACGGATCACCTGGGCCGACTGGATCATCGGGGACAAGAAAGACGACGAGGGCGAGGGATGGCAAACCAACCGAGATGCATAGACCTTTTCCGATCTGGAATGGACACGGCCCAAATCGCCGAACATCTCGGCGGCGCCTCCAAAGGCTGGAGTGAGGCTCGCGTCTACAATGAAATGCGCAAGGAGAGGCATCTCCCGAAGGAGCATTGGCACCTTGCCAAGCGCGTCACCTACATCGAGCCGAAGAAGGCGAGGGGGAGACGATGATGGCTGAAATCTTCCTGCCATGGCCCGATAGGCGCCTTTCGCCCAATGCTCGAGGCCACTGGTCATCTCTCGCTCGAGCGAAGAAGTCAGCGAAGACCGCCGCCTACTATACCACGATCGAGGCCGGCATTGGAAAGATCGAAGCTGACAGCATGACGGTTCGTTACTCGTTCTTTCCGCCAAGCCGCCGCGCTTACGACCTCGACAACCTCGTCGCCAGCATGAAGGCCGCAGCCGATGGGATCGCGCTGGCGATCGGCGTGGACGACAGCAAATGGAATATCGCCGTATCCCCTCGTGGGCCTGTTGAGCGTAACGGCATGGTCAAAGTCGAACTGGAGTGGGAAGCATGACGACATTCGCAGACTTCTACAAGCAATTCCCCCGCAAGAAAGCCCGAGGCGATGCGGAGAAGGCGTGGGCGCAGGCGATCAAGAAGGGCCATGAGCCCGACGACATCATGGCCGGCCTGATGCGCAACCTTGCCGATCTCCAGCGCCGAGACCCGCAGTTCATTCCATACCCGGCGACTTGGCTTCGCGCTGAATCGTTCTTCGACGAGCCCGACCCGATCACGCAACGCAACACAGGCAGGAGAACGATCAGTGACGCAGCGCGCGACTTCCTCACCAGCAACGATTATCGCGGCGATGCTTTCGGGCTTCCCAGCATCGGCAGGCACTGACGTCGATATGCAGATCCGAGCATACCTCATGGCGTCTGGCGGCATAGAGCCTGAAGCACTTGCGCGCGCCGCCGGTCGGTTCATGCGAGGGGAGGTGGCAGGCCACAATAACGCCTTCGCCCCGAGCTGCGCAGAGTTTGCCGAGGAATGCCGGTTTCAGCAGATGACGATCGCCGCGGAGCGGCGGCCACGCATAGAGGCCAAGCCCGAGGTCGAGCAGCCGAAGGTCTCAGCTGAGAAGCTGAAGCTGCTCAAGGACGTCTTGAACGGCAGCCTAGTGGCACGAAAGAAGCTCGCAGAGATGTTCCCCGATAATCTGATCATCTCGCAAGCAGCACAGTCCAGCAACCAGGAGGCCCAGGAGTAGCATGAACGTACATGTAACAGCGTTGCAGGAGCAGCATAGTCGTCACAAAGCCATACGGGCCAAGCTCTGGTTTGCCGAGCCGCCGAAACCCGCCCCCGCCGAAGTCGTCGCGCCGATCGTGAAGATAATCTACGCCAGGCGGCCGACATGGAAACTCCATGAGATCAACTTCGATCTCCACGTCCAGCAATACCGCAAGCGCCTCCTGAGCATCGCATCCGGCCCCACCATCGTCTACATCCAGGATCGGTGCAGGGAACTTGGCGTTTCATATGCCGATATCATCGTTCCATGCCGGCGCCGAGAGTTCGTCCGCCCGCGACAGCTGATCATGTCGGAGCTGCGCTACAAGTTCAATCTCAGCTATCCGAAAATCGGCAAGCTCTTCGGGAATCTTGATCATACGACCGTAATTGCCTCGTTGCGCCGCGTCGAGATCATGAAGGCAAGAGGCGAGCTATGACCGTAGCTCAGAGCATTCATGTCACGCCCAGAGAAATGGAAGTCCTGCACTGGGTCGCCGAAGGGAAGACCGCAGCGGAAATCGGCACGATCCTCGGCGTCTCATACATCACGATCAATCAACATATCCGAAACACCAAGGACAAGTTCGGCGTCTACAAGGACACGGCTCTCGTAGCCAAAGCTCTTCGATCAGGCATCATCACATAGCGAGGCACGGAAATGGGCGGCAAGGCGATTAAGATCAAACAGCGTGGCAACAAGGGTGCAGGACGCCCGCGTAAGCAGAACGTCGAGCGCTACGCCAGCGGAGACGTAAAGAGATCGGAAACGGCGCGTGAAGCCATGTCTGTAGCCATCGAGGCAAGGCGGCGCATCGACGGGTGGAGCGAGAAGGTCACCGACGATACGGTGCGCGGCCAACTGGCGGGGTACGTCTTGGGAAGAATGCGCCTTGATGGGGCGATCACCGAAGAGCAGTTGAAGGCCGGCGACGAGTACGCGGAGATCATGGCCCGCTACTATCGCATGGTAGGCATCCCGTTCCCATCGGCTCGTGCGCAATCGCTGTTTTCGATCAAGGGCCATGACGGTGAAGAGACGCAAAGCGTCACCGATCGCGCCAGACGTGCCTCAAACTTGATGATGGAGATCACCGGCCTGCTGCTCAGGCTTGAGGACGGCCCGCAGGTAAAGCAGATGGTTCATAATACGGCGGTTATGAGTTATGACCATCTGCGCGGCATGGGTCCGAAGCAATTGATGTGGTTGCGCAGGGGATTAGACGCGATCGCCAAGCGGAAGGACTTGCGACAAGGCGCAAATCAGGTTATGCGTTGGGATATTCAATCATCGAACGATGTCCGAGTTTGAGGCATTGCCTCAACAAGATCGGGAAGGTGAGGCTAAGCCAGGTGGCGTTGTTATCAGGTTTCGCCCTGAATTCTTCCGGTGGTTCGATTCCATCCTCCTTCCCGTACCCATCACCACCATCCCATAGCCTGTTGGGCCTGCCATTTCAGTTGTCACGTCTGCGCTGAGGCTCACGCCAACGCGAAGATCAGCCCACCTCCAGAATAATCCCTGGAGGTGGGCTTTCATTTGGAGACGGCCATGCATCTCCTCCTCACCTCCCACTGGCACTGCCGCATAGGGCGCATCCGCCTGAAGCCCGGAGCCAAGCTGGTGTGTGAGGACCCCTGCATTTGGTGAGGTAGTGAGATGACGCGCTGGCCCAACGCAAGGATGGCTTTGGCAAGGATTTTTGCAAACCTTGCGCTCTGCGCCCTTCCAATGGAAGAACGGGCATGCTTGGACGTAGGATTTAGCTTCGCGGACCTCCTGAAGCACAGGGCGCACACAATTCGGGCCAAAGGCTCACGCTGGAGAGCGTCATGACACCCCACGGTGAAAGAGTCGCCCTCATCCTCATGGTGGTGGGGCTGATCGCGTTGCTGCTGTTCGCGGCGTCATCGTGTGCCACGCGGTATCAGCCGATGGGTGAGAACGTTTGGAGAGCGCTATAGGCCGGCGGCCTTTCTAAGCGCATCGTTCATGCGGGTTTGCCAGCCTTCGCCGGTAGCCCTGAAATGCTCAATCACCTGAGGATCAAGACGAAGCGTCAAGAGCTTCTTGGAGTTCGGATCTGACTTCCGGCCACCTTTGCGCCTTGGAACGTTCGGAGTGTCATTTGCCACCATTTCAAGAGCGTCGGAAATGAATTTGGTATAAGCGCGCTGCTTATCCGTCTTTGTGGGGATCCTCGGGATCTCGAATGGCTTCGCATCAAGCGAACGCAGCTCTTTCAGCTGCGCCGGGGTCCACTGAAGTTCATCCGAACCGCTTCTGAATTTGATGGCCATGGCGTCCTCTCGATTGCGTAACTACATCATGTAACTACACGAAAAGAAGGATCATCGCAATGGTTTCTGGTCTTATCGGACTGCTGATCACGATCCTGGTCGTTGCGCTCATCGCCGGTCTGGTCGTGTATCTCATCCGCCGCGCTCCCATGATCGAGGAGCCCTTCAAGTCATGGGCTGAATACCTCGTCATCGTGATTGCGGTGATCATCATCATTGTCCGAGCACTCCCCTTGGTTGGGGTTTCTGTGTGAACTAGGATGGCGCAAACTCTCGAAGAACGCAGAGCAGCTCACGCGCTGCGGGCGCGCCTCAAGCGTGCTTTAAACCCAGAGCTAGCAAGGGCAAAGGCGCGAGAGCGATACGCTCTTAACCCTGAGGCTCACCGAGCTAAATCCAGGGAGTGGGTCAAAGCAAACCCGGATAAAACCAAAGAAATGCTCGCCAAATCGAAGCGTAAAAACAGAGAGAAGGCAGCGGAGACCGGGAAAGCGTGGCGACTTAAAAACCCTGAGAAGCGCGCCGAGTATAACAGGCGGCAGGCCCTCAGGAGGATTAATTCCCCGAGTTTTGATTTCGATAAAGTCTTTGAGGCTCAAGGGTCGAAATGCGCTGTATGCGGCACAACAGAGAAACCAAAATCCAAGGGCTGGAATATTGACCATTGCCATACGACGGGCCGGGTGCGTGGGATCTTGTGTGGGCACTGTAATCTTGGGCTTGGTCACTTCAAAGACAATCCTGCTTTCCTTAGCTCGGCTATCTTGTACCTCAAAGGCTGAGAAACCCATCATTCTGCGTGCTCTGCCCCTCATCGGCGTGGCCGTCTGATCTTCGAACTTCAGGAGAAATCCATATGCCAGCAGATCGCCTCTCAGGCAAATATGGTTCGACGGACTCGGGCTGCCTTTTCAACTTCACGGCCAACGATAGCGCGGATCTCCCATTCAACGCCCGCGGCCTCGTCGTCGGTGTGGCTGGCAACGTCAAGCTCACAGACCCGGATGGCAACACTGACACGTTCGCTCTGCCGGCAGGTGTTCATCCTGTCAGAGCCCAACGCATCTGGTCGACGGGCACGACGGCGACAGGGCTGGTGGGTATCCGGTGAGCAAGGACGGCGAATTGGATCAGGCAGAGAATGCCGGTCTGGTCGATAAGGATGAGAAAGGCCGCTTCCTACCGGGGAATAGCGGATTCGGTGGCCGGCCCAAAGGCGCCCGCAACAAACTCGGTGAGCAGTTCATCAGTGATCTCTATGCCGATTGGCAGGATCATGGCGTGGCAACGCTTGCAAGGGTCAGAGAAGAAAAACCTGACCAATATCTCAAGGTCGTCGCCTCGATCCTGCCGAAGGATCTCAACGTCAACATCAACCACATGGACGACCTGACGGATGACCAGCTTGTCCAGCGCATCCGATCTCTCGATTCAGCAATCCGGCCTTTCCTCGATGCTCAAGGAGCAAGCGATGCTGATGGCCGAACTGGATCGGAGACGGCGCACTAACCGCCTCTCGTCTTACCAGCCTTATTCGAAGCAGGAGGAATTTCACGAAGCCGGTGCCTTCTTCCGTGAGCGGCTGTTCATGGCAGGCAACCAGCTTGGCAAGACGCTTGCGGGTGCTGCTGAAGCAGCAATGCATCTCACTGGTCGATATCCTGATTGGTGGCAAGGCAAGCGCTTCGAACGGCCGATCGTCATGCTGGCTGGCTCGGAATCGTATGAGCTGACACGCGATGGCGTACAGCGGCTTTTGATCGGGCCGCCGATGAGCGAGGAGGAATGGGGCACAGGCTACATTCCAAAAGCTGACATCATCGCCACCACGCGGCGCTCGGGTGTCTCTGCTGCTCTCGATAGCGTCACGGTTCGTCATGTGACCGGCGGTGCTTCAACGCTTCTCTTCAAGGCGTATGAGCAGGGCCGCGGCAAGTGGCAGGCCAACACGGTTGATTTCGTCTGGTTCGACGAAGAGCCCCCCGAGGATGTTTATTTCGAAGGGATCACCAGAACCAACGCGACACGCGGTTTGATCGCCGTCACGTTCACACCTCTCAAGGGCATGAGCACGGTGGTCGCCCGTTACATCCTGGAAAAGTCGCCAGACCGCGAAGTCATCACGATGACGATCGACGACGCGGAGCACTACACGCCGGAAGAACGGCAGAAGATCATAGACAGCTACCCGCCACATGAGCGGGAAGCGAGAACCAAGGGCATACCGTCGCTGGGCTCGGGCCGGATCTTCCCGGTTGCTGAGGAACTGCTGAGCGTCACGCCTTTCGTCATTCCAAAGCATTGGGTTCAGATCGCCGGCATCGATTTTGGTTGGGATCACCCGACCGCAGCCGCCTGTCTCGCCTGGGACAGAGATGCCGACGTGATGTTTGTCACCAAGGTCTATCGCCAGAGAGAGGCGCCAGTTCACACGCACGCCGCGGCTCTGAAGCCTTGGGGGCTGTGGATGCCTTGGGCATGGCCTCACGACGGCAACAACGACACGGCGGCCGGTGAGAACCTGGCATCGCAATACAAGGCTCAAGGCATGCCCTTCCTGCAGGAGCGGGCCACGTTCGACGACGGAAGCAACAGCGTCGAGGCTGGATTGATGGACATGCTGGATCGCATGGTGACGGGACGCTGGAAGGTGTTCAACACCTGCTCGGAATGGTTCGAGGAATTCAGGCTCTACCATCGCAAGGACGGCAAGGTCGTGAAGGAACGCGACGACGTGCTGTCTGCATCGCGTTACGCGCTGATGATGAAGCGCTTTGCCCGCATCAATGGCGGTGACGCAAACTGGAATTTCAAGGCTCGCAAAGTTGTTTAGGGGAAGGTTTCTACAGCAATGAAAAAACAATACCCCTCTCAGTTCGGCTATCATGCCAATCATGGTCGGCCTTTGGAGGCGAGACCATAATGGCGGAAATGACCGACGAGCGCCTGACCAATATCGTCTCGGTGCTGGTCAAGGATTGCGAGAACTATCGGACTGAACTGTCGAAGGATCGCGTAACAGCGATGGAATATTTCGACGGCGTCATGAAGGACGTCCCGGTCGACGACAACCGTTCGTCCGTCGTGTCTAGAGACGTGCGCTCAGCGATCACCAAGGTTCTGCCATCAGTCACCAGGGTCATCCTCGGCAACGACAAGGTCGTCGAATACGAACCGGTCGGCGAAGATGATGAGGAGAAGGCTGAGCAGGCCAGCGATTACATCAACTATATCGTCTTCCCGGAGTCTTCCGGCTATGAAGCGGTGCAGGATGCGATCTATGACGCGCTGAAGCTGCGCAACGGCATTATCCGCTGGTGGTACGACAAGAAGATCAAGGTCGCCGTGTCGGATCATACCGGCCTCGACGAAGATTCTGTCGTGCAGCTCGTGCAGGACGATGACGTCGAAGTCCTGGAGCAGGAGCAATCGGAAGAGCAGATCCAGACGCCGGATGGTCAGATGACCATGCAGCCTGTCTACAATCTGAAGATCAAGAAGAAATCGGAATATGGCTGCACCAGGCTTGCCGCGGTTCCTCTTGAGGAATTTCTCATTCACCCGGATGCGCTCGATATCGAGGAAAGCCCGATCGTCGGCATCAATCAGCGCCTTCGTCGCTCTGATCTTGTGGCAATGGGCTATGACCGCGATAAGATCGACAAGCTCCCGGCTGCTGGCTCGGATACTGACAAGGAAGAGGAAGAATACGTCCGACGCCGCGATATCGCCGATGACGACGAGTCGACGCAGCGCGCCCTTCAGGAGATCGAATACTACGAACTCTATGTGAGGGTGGACGCAGACGACGACGGCATCGCTGAACTGAGGCGCATCGTCTATGCCGGCGGTGTTGGGATCAAGAACCTGCTCTCCAACGACGATTGGGACGAGGTTCCCTTCGCGGATATCATCGCCAAGCGCCGGCCGCATCAGCGCGAGGGCGATTCCGTCACTGACGACATGAAGGACATCCAGAAGATCAAGACGGTGCTTCTCCGTCAGACCATGGATAACCTCTATTGGCAGAACAACCCGCAGCCGATCGTCCAGGAAGGCACAGTCGTCAACCCTGAGGCTGTGCTCAACCCACGCTTTGGCCTGCCGATCCGCATCTCTCAGGGCACGGACGCAAGGACAGCGCTGGCCTTCAACAATGTGCCATTCGTCGCCAAGGACTCGTTCGCCATGCTCTCCTATATGGATGAGGAAGCGGCGGATCGTACCGGCATCAGCGAAGCATCGAGCGGACTAGCACCGGACGCGCTGCAGAACATGACGGCCAAGGCGTCGGCAATGATCGAGGCGGCCGGCATCGGGCAGACGGAATTGATGGTCCGCACCATCGCTCATGGCCTTAAACGAGTATTCCGCGGCCTTCTGCGCATGGTGGTAAAGCATCAGGACAAGCCGCGCACGGTCCGGCTCCGCAACAAGTGGGTGACGTTCGATCCGCGCGAGTGGAATGCCGAGATGGACGCCACGGTGAACACCGGCCTCGGCGCCGGCACCCGTGAGCGCGACATGATGATGATGACGCAGGTGATCGGGCTGCAGGAAAAGCTGCTCGCCTCACTTGGCGCCGACAATCCCTTCGTCAAGCCTGACAACGTCTACAACGCGGTATCGAAGTTCGCGGAATCGGCCGGCGCCCGGTCGACAGAGCTTTATTTCACCAAGCCAGACCCGGCCGAGATCCAGGCCAAGATGGAAGCGGCTGCCAATCAGCCAAATCCGGAGCTTCAGAAGGTGCAGGCTCAGGCCGAGGCTCAAAAGGCGAAGGCCACGATGGATGCGCAGATCAAGCAGGAGCAAAACCAGGTCGATGCTCAGCTTGAGGCCGAGAGGATAAACCGCGAATTCGCTCTCAAGCAGGAGCAGTTGAATCGCGAGCTTGATCTGAAACGTGAGCAGCTCATTGCCGAGCTTGATTTGAAGCGCCAGCAGAGCGTTGCCCAGATCGCGATGAATGCTCAGGTCACGAACGCCAGGACATCGCAGGTTGAAGTTGGCGGAGAGCCAGGATGACCGAAGCCGAAAAGGTTGTTCAGGCCCGCTCTCTGCTCGATACGCCGCTGTTTCACGTCCTTTGGGACGAAATGGAGCTTGCGGCCGTCAACGCCTGCATTTTCGCAGACCCAAAAGATGATGTGAAGCGCGCAGCCTATGCGGCCGAGGCGCGCGCCATCAAGAATTTCCGGACGAAGCTCAACGCTCTTGTGAGTGAAGCCAATCAGCCCCGGAAAGGAGCTCCTGCATAGGGCAGGGCACCCGAACCCCTGAAAAGGTACTGACATGCCTGGAAACGATAGGGCCAACTCCGCTGTGGAGAGCCAATCCGTTGAACCCTCGACTGATCTCAACAACCCCGAAAACCTGAATTTCCTGGATTCTGACGACGAAGAGCAGAACAACCAGGCCGAAGGCACGCCGGGGATTGAAAGCGAGACGGATGAGGCCGTTGAAGATGGCCAAGAGTCCGACGATCCCGAACAGCAGACAGAAGACGACCCGGAAGCCGAAGGCGATGAGCCCGACGCCGAAGACCCGGCTGATGCTGTTGTTGTTACCCTTAAAGGCGGCGAACAGGTTTCTCTTGAGGAACTGAAGCTCGGGTACATGAAGGATCGTGACTATCGCCACAAAACGCAGGAGACGGCGAACAAGTCGAAGTCTCTTGACGAAATGACAACGCGCGTCGTCCGAACAGTCGACGCCATCGCAGCCCATCTCGCCGGCATGTTGCCGGAAGAGCCCCAGCCCACGTTGGCCATTCAGAACCCGAACGAGTACACGCGCCAGAAGGCGATCTACGACTCGGCCCTGTCTCAGGTCAACGCGATCATCCGCCTCGCAAACGAGCCGAAGGAAGTTGCCGGCAAGCTGACCAAAGAGCAGGAAGACAGTCTCGTCGCCCTGAACGATGAAAAGCTCGCCGAAGCGTTTCCACAAACCCGGAAGTCTCCCGAAGAACGCAGGAAATTCTTCGATCAGACGTTCCAGACGGCCCGCGACCTCGGCTTCACCGACGAGGAACTTAAGGGGCAGATCGACCACCGGTATTTCAAGCTTGCCTATTATGCCCGTCTCGGCCTCCAGGCTGAGCAGGCGAAGGGCAAGGCCTTGGCGAAGGTAGCTCAAGCTCCTCCGGCGGTGGTTGTCGGCAAGGCAAAGGGTGCGGCAGCCCAACAGGCCCGCGCCAACCAGGATGCGATGAAGAAGTTGTCGAAAACCGGGTCGATCAAAGACGCAATGTCGATCGACTTCGATTAATCCCATCTTCGAAGGAACTCCATCATGGCAGTCATTACCAATACCTTCCGCACCACGAATGCGGTCGGTAATCGCGAAGAACTGTCCGACGTGGTCTCGCGCATCACGCCGGAAGACACCCCGATCTACTCCCTGATCGAAAAGGGCAAGTGCGTCTCCGTCCATCCCGAATGGGAAACCGACGAACTCGCAGCCCCTGGCGCGAACGCCCGTGAAGAAGGTGAAGACTACACCTTCGACGCAATCACCCCGCCGGCACGCCTCGGCAACTACACGCAGATCCTGCGCAAGGACTGGATCATCTCCGGTACGCAGGAAGTGGTTGACGAAGCCGGCAAGGTCCAGAAGCGCAAGTACCAGAAGCTGAAGAAGGGCGTCGAGATCCGCAAGGACGTTGAGTTCGCACTTGTCAGCACCACGGCTTCGCTTGGCGGCGCAACCCGCCAGCTCGGTTCCATCAACACTTGGACGATCACCAACGTCTCGCGTGGCGGTTCCGGCACCAACGGCGGCTTCAACTCCGGTACCGGCCTCACGGTCGCTCCTGGCGCCGGCACACAGCGTGCGTTCACGAAGGCCATCCTCGATACCGTCATGCAGACGGGCTACACCAGCGGCGCCAACTTCCGGCATGTTGTCGTCAGCCCCTATGTCAAGTCGGTGTTCGTGACCTTCATGTCCGACACGAACGTCGCATCGTTCCGCTATGCCGTCTCCAAGGGCGGTGAGCGCAACACCATCATCGCGACGGCCGACTACTACGAAGGCCCGTTCGGCACGGTGATGATCCAGCCGAACCGCGTGCAGGCAGGTAGCGCCACCCTGGCGCGGAATGCCTTCTTCATCGATACCGACTTCCTCGAATTCGACTGGCTCCGCAAGATCCAGGAAGACAAGGACGTCGCAAAGACCGGTGACGCCGACAAGGGCGTGATCATCGGCGAAGGCACGCTCAAGGTGAAGAACGAAAAGGGCCTCGGCATCGCCGCTGACCTCTTCGGCCTCACGGCTTCCACGTAAGGAGATATGAACATGACCACCTCCTACCTTCCTATCTCCGTCACGGCGTCGGCAACCCTCAACCGGAAGACTCACGCCGGTACGACGACCGTCATCAACGCGGCTGCGGGCCTCACTCTGACGCTCCCTGCCGCATCCGGAACTGGCGACGAATACACCATTTTCGTCGGCACGACCGTCACGTCCAACAACGCCATCGTTCAGGTGGCGAACAGCACGGACATCATGCAGGGCGTCCTCAGTGTCGCCGCTGCCAGTGCTGGTGGTGCCATCGCGACGACGACCACGTCGGACACGATCACCATGAACGGCACGACCACAGGCGGCGTTAAGGGCAGCTATATCGCCCTCAAGGATATGGCTTCCGGCGTCTGGGAAGTGTCCGGTTCTCTGGCGGCATCAGGTGCGGGCGCAACCCCGTTCAGCGCTGCTGTCTAACCCAAGGAGGGCGGCTTTCGGGTCGCCCTTTCCCTTTCATGGAGCGAAATCATGACTGACCTCGAAAAGCAGGCCGAAGAACTCGGCATCAAGATTGACAAGCGCTGGAGCAACGAACGGCTGCAGGAAGAGATCGACAAAGTTCTTTCGGCGCCGAAGTCCACAAAAGCCGAGCCGACGATCCCCGTCAAGCTGCTCTACGACCGCTGGAACGACGAGGAAATCCGCGAACCGGCCGGCAAAATCATCACTGTCACGGTTACGGATGCGAAAAAGCTCATCGCCACCGGCAAGGCGCAGCGTGCCGATCCTCTCCCGGGTGACGAATGATCCGAGACGGCGACTGGACGCTCTACGACTATGATTTCCAGACAGGTCGATCTGTCTGGCATTATTTCGACGGGGAGAAAGACGTGTTCCGCACGGATTACCCCGTCGACAATCTCATGAGTGAAAATCAGGCCGTCCGTAACGTCGCCGAAAAGGCATGGCGTGGCGACTGGCATCGTGTTGCCTCGATACCGCTCAACGTCGCCTATGACGCCGGCCTAATGCAGGCACAGACTGAAGGCGACGACAGGTTCGTCAAGCGGTTCTTCAATTCCAGCGACAATCGAGCCTGGCGGACGAAGGAAGGGAATCTCTGATGGTTGCTTTCGCCGATTATCTGGATCTACGGGTCGCCGTGGCCGAGCATGTCGGCAATCGCAACATCTCCGATGTCATGCCGCGCCTTGTGCAGATGGCGGAAAGCACGCTGAACCAGAAGCTCCGGCATCGTGAGCAGATCACCTCAGATACGCTGACCTTCACGGCCGGCGTTTCTCCGCTCCCTGCCGACTTCCTCGAAATGATCAACGTCTTCGGCCTTTATGGTGCAGCGATGCGCGCCGGCTCGCTGGCAGATGTGAACCGTAGCGGCTCGGAATATTCGCGATATGCGATCGATGGCTCAGACATCCTGATCTATGGCGTCTCCGGCGACCGAGACATCACCTATTTCGCCAAGATCCCGACACTCACCACCAGCGTCTCGACGACGAATTGGCTGCTGCGGGATTATCCGAGCGTCTATCTCTACGCAGTTGGCCTTGAGGCTGCGAAATTCCTTCGGGATATGGAACTTGCACAGGCCACGCAATCACTCTTTGCTCAAGCGCTCAATGACATGAAGGTCGATGACGACCGCGCCCGCTGGTCAAATACGACGGTTCGCATTCAGATGGTGACCCCATGACGATTCTGGAGATCATCGCCGCTGTCTGCAAGAATGTCGGTCTCGATGTGCCGACCAGCGCAGTTGCGAACACTGAGCGCGAATATGTGGAGTTGGTGCAGTTCGCCAAGGAAGCGGCCGACGAGATCGCAAGACGCGCCGATTGGGCAGCACTTCGCAGCACGCCAGCCACGATCACTGGCACCGGCACGAATGACAACTTTTCCCTCCCGTCCGGCTTTGCACGGTTGACGCTCGGCAGCGCAGTGAAGATCGGCGGCGTCCCGCTCCGCGGCGGCATCAGCCAGGACGAATGGTTTGCTTTGACGCCGACCATGGGCACGCCCCGTTATTTCCGCGTCAACGGCACGTCCTCGATCTCATTCTATCCATACCCGGCCGCAGCAACGTCTATCTCGGTCTCCTACGTGACCAAGAATTGGTGCTCGAACGGAACAGCGAATTGGGACAACGACGCGAATACGCCTCTGGTCCCTGACGAACTGGTCCTCAAGGGTACGATCTGGCGCTTCAAACGCAAGGCTGGAGAGGATTTCAGCGATTACCTCGCCGAATTCGAGGCCATCCTGACCGATCTCGCCGGAACAGACATGCAGGACCGTTCTCCATGGCAGTAAAGCCTGCTCGCGCTCAGGTCAGGCAGACAGCCCAACCAAACCCACAGGCGCCTCGCGACAGGAGCAAGACGTTCCCGGCACCGTCGCGCGGCTGGATCACCAACGAAAACCTTGCGATGTCTCAGCCAGGCGGCGCGCAAATTCTCGAGAACTGGTTCCCGACGACGACCGGCATTCGCACCCGCGGTGGATCGCTGAAATACGCGACGATCTCCTCCGGGCCTGTGCTTAGGACGTGGACGTTCAAGAGTGGCCAGGTTGAGGAGTTCTTTGCCTCTGACCAAACGAAGATTTTCAACATAACGACGGTTGCCGACCCGAACGTCATCCCGACGCCGGTCGTCACCGGGCAGACTAGCGGATATTATTCTACGGCCCAGGCCAGCAACGCGGGCGTTACCATTCTGTCGATCGTGAACGGCACTGATACGCCGAAATACTATGATGGCGCGACGTGGGCCAATCATGCCTTTACCGGCATCCCAACGCCTGCGAACCTTTCCTTCGTCTGGCTGTTTGCAAGCCGGCTTTTCTACGTCGAAAAAAACACCATGTCGGCTTGGTATCTGCCGGTCGACAGCATCAACGGCGCCTTGTCGAAATTCAGCCTGGCAGGCATCTTCCAGAAGGGCGGATCGCTGCTATTCGGCGGCAAATGGTCGCTCGATTCCGGCGATGGTCTCGATGACAAATGCGTCTTCGTCTCCACCGAAGGCGAGGTTGCTGTTTATCAGGGGACGAACCCAGGAAGCGCCACGGACTGGCAGAAGGTCGGTCTTTACAGCATCACGCCGCCAATGGGGGCCAATGCTACCATGCAAGCCGGAGGTGATCTGCTGATTGCGACCGAAGACGGCATCGTTCCAATCTCGGAAGCCGTCCGCAAGGACTCTGCAGCTCTCTCCATTTCGGCAGTAACGAGCACGATCGAGACGGAGTGGAAGAAAGAAGTCGTCAACCGGCGCTCTGTCCCTTGGGAAATCGTCAAGTGGCCGACAAACAACATGATGGTCGTCTCGCTGCCGTCCGTGACGGATGCCCAACCATCGCTCTGCTACGCCTCGAACCTCAAAACCGGGGCATGGGGCTATTTCACCGGCTGGAACGTGCGCTGCATCGGCCTATTCGCCGGTAATTGCTATTTCGGCTCCAGCGTCGGCACTGTCCACCGCATGGACATAACGGGTAGTGATGACGGTGTCCCTTATGTCTGCACCTATGTCGGCCTGCCTGATCACGTCGATTCGCCAGGGGTGACCAAGACAATCAACCAGGCGCGATCAATCTTCAAATCAAATGTGCCGTTCATCGCGCAGATCAGCGCTTCGGTCAATTATTCCGTCAATGTTCCGTTCCCGCCGTCGTCTGCTGCGGACTTTTCTGCTGACGTCTGGGATGTCGGTCTCTGGGATGTTGCGATATGGGATGCAGGGCAAGCGACGTCTGTCAGCACGAAATGGGTGTCGATCGGCAAGACAGGTTTTTCCATCTCCCCGCAGGTGCAGATCACCTGCGGCATCACGCCGACGCCGCGCACTGAATTGGTCGCCTTCGACGTTCTCTATGAAGCCGGATCGGTGATGACGTGATCACATGGGCCTTTGCCAAGCCGGGGGATGAGACGGAAACGCTCTCTTCTCTCGTCGCCGATCGCATTTGGCCGACGAAAGGCAGGACATTCGGGGAATGTCAAGGGATAGTCGTCATGCATGACGGAAATCTGGCTGCTGGGCTCATCTATCATAATTACGACGTTGACGCTCACGTCATCGAGATATCTGGAGCTTCTTGGGTCAAGGGATGGCTGACTCGACCTGTCCTCAAGGCAATGTACGGATATCCATTCATCGATTGCGGCTGCCAGGCCGTCATTCAGCGCGTTTCCGACGACGACAAGGCGCAGCATCGCATGCTGACAGCCTTTGGCGCGGAGAGATACCGCATTCCACGCCTCAGAGGCGAAAACGCAGCCGAGAATATCTTCCTGACGACCCGCGAAACGTGGGCCGCGAATAAGTTCAACCGGCCCATATCTTCCGAAGCTTGATGTCGGAAATAGTGGCTTTGTGGATGCCATACTCGACAGCGAGGTCTTTGCCTAGTTCGCCATTGGAAAGGCGGCGGCGGATCTCCTCGGCGATGGCCTTAGTAACCTTCGCGTTGGTCTTCTGATTTCGTTTAGATGCGGCCTTCAGTTCATCGAGGGTCGGAGAGCCATCCTTGCCGAGTAAGTGCTTCCAACCTTTGCCGCCAACGAGGTCAGGAACGGATAGCGGAGAAAGTCCATACCGAGCGGCAATGCTGTCTCGATGTTCGCCGGCAATGTAGGAGCGGCGGATCTCGATTACTTCGGCATCAGTCAGTTTCGAACCCGGATTAGTTTCGCCTTTGAGGTGAGGAGCTTTTCTCCTCCCTCTTTCGTCCATATCAGCGACATTCTGTTGGTGGTTTCCGGCTCGTAAATGGGCGGGGTTGACGCAGATAGGGTTGTCGCACGAGTGCAGAATAAGGGCTCCCCTCGGGATGGGGCCAACCGAGTCCTTATAGGATAGTCGGTGGGCCAAAGCATTCCCGGCGGCGGCACTGACCTTAAACATGCCGTAGCCCTTGTTGTTTTTGTTGGACGTCCATTCCCAGCATCCATTGGGCGCGGACTTGTCGACTTTGTTCCAGAAACGATCATCTAACATAGGATTGGCTTCTAAAGGGTTTCCCATAGAAAGTCAACAGGAGGTGTGCCATCGGCAAGCCAAAAGCACCTAAAGCTCCAGATCCGAAAGAGACGGCAGCAGCTCAAACCGGGACAAATGTCACCACGGCTTTGGCGAATGCTCAGCTTGGCAACGTCAACCAGTACGGGCCGGATGGCTCTGTCGTCTATTCGACCACCGGCAGCAAGTCGTTCACAGACCCAACGTCCGGCGCGACATACAATATTCCGCAATATAACCAGACGACGACCCTTTCGCAGCAGCAGCAGGCGATCAAGGACCAGTCGGACGCGGCAAGCCTCAACCTCGGCACGATCGCTAACCAGCAATCCAATTTCCTCAAGGATTACCTGGCCAAGCCCGTCAGCCTCGACACACAGGCTACCGAAGCGCGGACGATGGATCTGGCCAACCAGCGCCTCGCCCCGCTCATTGCCCAGCGCGACGAGGATCTGCGCACCAGGCTTGCCAATCAGGGCATCAAGGCAGGCTCAGACGCCTATAGCCGTGAACAGAACACCTTCAACCAGGGCACCAACGACGCCTATAACCAGCTTATACTTCAGGGCCACGGCCAGGCGGTGCAGGACATCCTGACTGAACGAAACCAGCCGCTCAACGAGATTTCCGCCCTGATGTCCGGATCTCAGGTTTCCATGCCGCAGTTCGGCGCCGGCACAAACCAGCCGAGCCTTCCGAACGTCGATTATGCCGGCATGGTTGACCAAAACTATCAGAACCAGGTCGGCGCCTACAACACCCAGATGCAGCAGTCCAACGGCCTCATCGGCGGCCTGTTCGGCCTTGGCGGAAAGCTGATCGGTCTGTCCGACGAGCGCGCCAAGAAAGAAATTGAACCTGTCGGCGAGATGGCGGGGCACAAGCTCTATTCCTTCAAATACAAGAAGGGGAAGGGCGACGGTAAGCGACATGTCGGCGTCATGGCACAGGACGTGGAAAAGAAGCGTCCCGATGCCGTTTCCGAGCGCAAAGACGGCCTGAAGCAGGTGAATTACGGCAAGCTATTCGCAGCGGGGGTTAAATAATGGCGGTTCCGTCTTTCCTCTTCGGCGGCTCTACCGGAGAAACCCCCGAATCCATCAAGCGCAAGCGTGATCTGGTGCGCGCGATCATGGGCGCCTCGAATGCCCCGAAGAACATCGGCGAGGGCCTGAACGCCCTTGGCGACGGCATCGTTGCGAATGTCCTCGATCGCCGCGCCAACAGGGCGGAAGAGGCTGGTCAAAGCTCCGCCAATTCGCTGTTCAACAGCATTCTCGGCACACCTTCGGCGCCGGGAGCAACGGGCTCGGCCATGCCAGCCGTTTCACCGTCTGGTGATGTTCCAGTCGCATCGAGCCAGCCAGGAGAGGTTTACAGCCCCTTTATCGACACCGTGAAGTCAAGCATCAACAACCCGTATGGACTTGCGGCCGTCGCTGCCACAGGACAGGCAGAGAGCGGTTTTTCTCCGAAGAATGCAGGCAGGACCTGGAATGATGGCGCCAATAATGCCGGCGGCATCATGTCGTGGAATGGCCCACGTCTCGCCAACCTGCAAAAGTTTGCCGGCGGAACTAACGGCACGCCTGAACAGCAGGCCCAATTCTTCCTTCAGGAAAATCCTGATCTCGTGGCAAAGCTGAATAATGCCAAGAGCGTCGATGAAGCGCAGCGGCTCATGAACAACGCATGGGCCTTCAAGGACTATGATCAGCCGGGGAATCCGAACGCTGCCCATCGTCTTTCTCTTGCAAATTCCTTTCTGCCGCGTTTTCAGGGGCAGGGCGGGGGGCAGGAAGTCGCAAGCCTCGATCCCGCTGCTGGCATGCAAGCCGAGGCGCCGATTGCACCCCCGCCGATCAACGCGCCCGCACCACCGCCTACGCCTGGATATGTCGACCCACGCATCTCGACTGAAGGTCGCGCGCCAATGCAGGGACCGACCCAGCCGGCTCCGCAGCTCGCCCCGCCTACAACGATCGCCAGCGCGCCGCCAGTTGCTGCCGTGGCTCCTCAGCCTCCCGTTGCTCCTCCGCAGCCGCAGCCGCAGCAGATGGCCCAGAATGCCACTCAGCAGGGCGGGCCGTTCGCCGGGGTAGACCCGCGCCTATTGCAGGCGTTGCAGAACCCGTGGCTCAACGACGGCCAGAAGCAGGCCGTTCAGATCCTCATTCAGCAGCAGATGCAGGCCGGTCAGCAGCAGCAGGAAGAGCAGACCTGGCGTGCCCGCGAGGATTACAAGCTGAATTCTCAGAAAGCAGATCCGTCCTATCAGCTTGATCAGGACTATAAGCGCGCGCAGCTTGAGGCTCTCAAGGCAAAGACCGGGAAGCGTGCGAACGTTACCAATCTCGGCGATGGCTGGCTCTACGACCAAGATACGCATGAGGCTTTCAGACCTCAGGACGAGGCTGCCAAGGCCGGCGGAGGATCTGGGTTCCGCTTTGGCGGTAATTCTGTCGAGGCACAGTCACTCAACGGCCTTATCGAAAGCGGCCAGATTACCGAGGGGCAGGCACAGCAGCTCGGCGCCGGAAAGACGATCACGGACCCGAGCACGGGCTCGATGATGTTCCTCACGCCTCAAGGCATCTTCAAGCAGCAGCAGGGCCAGCAGGCCGCTCCAATGGATCAGTCGCAATCTCCGATCAATCTATTCGGTGATAGCGGACCCAATGCGGCAGCCCCGAGCGCCGCACCGCTCATGCAGACTGCCCCAGGGCAGACCCAAAACGCTCCTGTTCCTCAGGCCAACGATTCCGTATCGGCCGGAAATCCCGGCATCATCCCGTTGACTGGTGGGAAGCCGCAGAAGCTGCTGAGCGAAGCGGAGCGCAAGAACCAGTCGCTGTTTTCAGTGATCAAGCCGGAGTTGCAGATAGTTGAGGACAATTACAACGCTCTCACGGACCCGAAGAACCAAGCTTATTCTAGGCTCCCATTCAGTGAATTCGCGACCACGCCAGAATATCAGAAGGCGGCGAACTCGCTGCAGACGATCGTTTCCTCGTACCTCTACAGCGTGTCTGGAGCGACGGCCACGCCGGAAGAAGTGCGCAAGCAGACAGACATCCTTACGCCTCGCCCCGGTGAGTCCAGGGAGTCGATCGACAACAAGAAGCGGCGTATCCGCACTATGGTCAACGCCGTGGCCCAGGCCGGCAGCCTGCCGCCTATGGAAGAGCCAGCAGGCTCACCTCCTGCGCAATCGCCGCCAGAAGATCTTAGCTCCATGCCTGTCCCGGATGGTATGGACGCCAATGTCTGGAAGTTCGTCCCTCCAGAGGATCGGAAACTATGGCTGAAGAAATGACCGTCGAGCAGCAGCAGGCCCTTGCGCTTGCCCGCGCCCGTCAGAAGGCGGCTGATACGGGCAATCAGAAGGTGGATGCCGCAACCACCTATGTTGACGAAATGGGCTTCGGGCTGCCTGGGAAAGCCGGCGCTGGTCTAAGCGCTCTCGCGCAAGCCGGACTTGCCGCCCTCCCCGGCGAGACGCCTTGGGAAGGGAAGAGCGTCGGCGAGCTTTACGACACAAACCGGTCGCAATACCAGAACGCCCGCGAGCAATATGCCAGCGAACACCCAATTGCGAATACCGCCGCATCTATTGCAGGTTCAATCCATGGCGGAGCAGCAACCGGGCGCGTTGCCGGCAATCTGATTGGAAGGGTAGCCCCGCGCGTTGCTCAGGCGGTGAACTCGACGTATGCCGGCCGAATGGCCTCTGACGCGGCTTCTGGCGCGGCCCAGGGTGCGCTTTCTGCCTATGGCCATGATCAGAACCTTGGGGTAGGCGCGGCGATCGGCGGCGTCACGGGCGGCTTGGCTCGTCCTGTTATAAGTGCTGGAGGGGCTGTGCTTCGGGGCATTGGCGGTCTTGTCGGCGTTGGCAATACAGGCAGGGCACAAAACGCCATCGCGCAAGCTATGCTGCGTGCCGGCAGCACACCAGACGATATTGCCAACGACCTTGCCACCGCTACAGCGCAGGGCCAACCGGAATATATGGTCTCTGACGCTCTCGGTAATTCTGGCCAACGCATGCTGGCGGGCATTGCTCGTTCTCCTGGTGATATGCGCCAGCAGATTCAGGAGCAGCTTCAGCGCCGGCAGGCAGGGCAGGGCAGACGCATTCAAAATGCCCTCGTCGAAGGCTTTGGTACCCCCCAGACGCAGCAGCAGACGGAAGAGGCCTTGACTGCGCTACGGCGTGCCGATGCCGACGTGAACTATCCAGCCGCTCGCGCAGCCGCAGGAACGGTAGACCCCACTGCCGCGATCGGCCGAGCCGATGAGTTCCTTGGGACTGCCGGCAGTCTCCCGCGCACCAATATCGCAGACGATAGCGTTGAAGGTGCCGTCAACCGTGCTCGATCCCTCCTCACTGACGGTAACAATATTGTCAGCGACTTCGACACTGCTTTCCGGGCCAAGGTCGAACTGGATAGCATGATCCAGAATGCAAACCCGACCATCCAAGGCCGGCTTCGACCGATCAGGGACGAGCTTGATCGCGCGCTTGAGAATTCCTCTGATCTCTACGCCAACGCCCGCAACACCTTCCGTCAGCAGAGCCAGGATATCGAAGCCGCAAACGTTGGCCGAGATGCCGCCATGCGTGGGCGGGTGGAAGATACGATTCCCCGCTTCCAGGCGATGACGCGCCCTGAGCAGCAGCAGTCGTTCAGAGCAGGCTATGTCGACCCGCTCATCGAGACCGTTCAGTCGACCCCGGGGGCAATGACGAACAAGGCTCGCCCGCTGATCAGTGACGCCACGCAGGCAGAATTCCCAGCCTTTGCGGCTCCTGGCCAAGGCCCTCAGCTCATGGAGCGGATTGGCCGAGAGCAGCGCATGTTTGACACCACGCACCGAGCGCTAGGCGGATCAGCTACGGCCGACAACGCCGCCGACATGGCTGACGTTCAGGGCTTCGACCCTTCGATGATATCGGCGTTTGCTACAGGAGGCTTCAGGGGAGCGGCAATGCATGGCCTTCAGCAGGGCGTAAATGCCTTGAGTGGGCGCAATACCGCCACCAGGGACATGATCGCGCGTATGCTTTTGCAGTCAGAGCCGACGCAGGCACGGGCTGAACTAGCTCGCGCTGTCGCAACCGGTCAACGGCTGACGCAGGCTCAAGAGTCTATCATTCGTGGAATAATCGGGGCTACTTCCACGGCAGCCCCTAAGCTTCTAGGCAATTAATACCCGCGCCACAAAAACAAGGCGACTGCTACGGCTGCGATAGGCAGCAGGTAATAGAAAAGATCGGCCGGTTTAGGGTCTCCAAACTTCTCTTTCGCCCATTTACGATCCCCGTAATCCGGGAATTTCGCGTTTTCATTCGGGTCGTGATCGATCTGCTTCAACAAAATCTCCTGTGGCATGCCACGCAATGGAAGAGGAGTTACGGCCATCCCTAGAAACGGTAGTGGGGTATACAGCCCCCCAGCAGGCACTTTGGCCACCACGCTCACGCCTATCGAGAGCGCGAAGTACAATGCCTTTGTAAACGATCTGACGTCGGATGCCAATGCTTCGCGCCCTATATCCGCAGGCGGCACAGGCGGAACGTCCGTTGCAACAGCCCAAACAGCGCTTTCGGTTGACAATAAGGTCGTTTATGCAGCCAAGAGCGGCAACTACACCGCCCTCGGCACCGACAACAACGCCGTTCATCGCTATACCGCGACGGCAACCGTCACCCTGACCGCTGCCGCAACGCTTGGCGTCAACTGGCATTACACCGTCATCGCAGACGGCGCTGACGTGACGATCGACCCAAATGCAGCCGAGACGATCGACGGCGCGGCAACGTTGATCGTGTCAAATGGATCGTCGGCGCGGATCGTCTGCGACGGTTCTGCCTTCTTCGCCGAGAAGGCAAACACCGTGACTCAGCCCTTTGCGACCGTCGCCTCGGCCGGCACGACCAACATCGGCGCCGCAACAAGCCAGAACGTCACCGTCACCGGCACCACGACTATCACGGCATTCGGCACGGTCGCCGCTGGTACATTTCGCCGCCTGGTCTTCTCCGGCATCCTGACGCTCACCCACAATGCGACGTCGCTCATTCTCCCGCAGGGAGTCAACGTCGTCACTGCGGTAGGGGATAGCCTTGAGGCCGTTTCTCTCGGCTCTGGCAACTGGCGGGTGACGAACTACCAGAAGGTAAACGTCGGTTCAGGGTTGGTGACAAGTGTTGCCCAGAGTCCAGTTTCTTCTATAGGTAGTTTTACTATCCCGCTTGGGGTAAAGCGGATCACCCTTTCGTTCTCTGATGTGTCTACAAACGGTACGACCGGTTTTGCTATACAAATAGGAACTTCTGGTGGTGGACCAGAAACGTCTGGTTATGCGTGTGCCACGGCCTCGGCGGCGTCTTCGACTAGTCAGTTTCTTTTGACTAACGGGACATCAGTGGCAGCAGGTATCTATCAGGGCTCAGCAGTTCTCACCAACGTCAACGCTAATACTTGGGCTTTTACATCTACAGTTGTAAGAACGGACACCCCTGGTTGGTTTTCTTCTTCCGGGTCTAAAACACTCTCTGTAGGCCCTCTTACTGAAATATACTATAAAACGGGTAACGGTGTCGAAAACTTCGATGGTGGTTCGTTCAATGTTTTCCATGAATAGGATGCTGACGAAGCCATGATTACTTTATCTCGAATATCGATGCAGGGGATTCACCTCTATCAAGGCGGATATTGGCCCATACGGCGAACGCAAACATGGTCGCGATGTAAATACCAGCGAAAGCAATTGCGGCAGGGATAACGGCGAACACGCCAATCTCGCCCCAGAGCAGCGCGAGAACGGCAACAAACGCCAATGCGGCGGCCGGCTTCCAAAGCTTTTCAAGCATCATTTGAATTCCCTCCAAAACTAATTCGGCTCTTTGAATACCACGCGCGCCCTCTGCGCAATAGGATATAATATGCGCCTCTCAGTTTCAGCCGATGAATTCCCGGAAACCGACGTCACGACAGGCATGCTCTATTACGGAGCGGAAAGTCTCGATATCTCCAGCGCCTTGGCTGGCAAATGCTACGATGTCTTCCTGGCCGACGACGAGCTCGTCATGGGTCCGGAATGGACGAACAGCACGACACGCGCGCTTCAAGTCGAAAAAGACGGCTGCAAGATCGTCAATGCGATATCCTTCAGCGGGATCGACGCAGGAGACGCCGAACTGGTCGGTGGCTTCCGCTGCCATGCGAACGGGCTGACACGGAGCACGAAGCAATCCAGGCTGGTCTGGAGCCGCTATGACGCGATCGTTCTCCCGGTTTGCCGCATCGACACGGCGTCGTCATGGTCGTATTCCCTGGCCGCCTGGCGCCAAGCTGGTGGCAATGCACTCAACCAGATCGAGATATTCTGCGGTGTCTCGGGCCGCATGGTCGACGTGACGGCCTCGGCTTACATGGCAGGGAGCACGTCAACTGTCTCCAGCGGCTTCGTCGGGATCGGCATCGATAGTTCCGCGGCTGATTGTTCCCAGGTAAAGAACCCGGCGGCCGGCGCAAATACATTCCCGATCTTGCCAGCATGGGCGCGATATGTTGGATATGTCGGCATTGGCTACCATGAGTTGCGGTGGCTGGAACGCGGCGTCGGCGGGAGCGCCCAGACTTGGCTTGGCGATGGGAACCAGCCCAACGGTTATCAAACCGGCATACTTGGCTGGGTGGTGCAGTGATGGCGTCCATGCTCTTCGGGGGGGCAGGGCTGGCCTATAACCGCTACACGGCGGCCGGCGCCTATTACATCTACCCCTCTGCCGGCGTTATCCAATGGACGGAACCCTATCTCGATCTCTCCGACCGAACGGAAGTGGCGCTCGGAGACATCGGCGAACGAACGGCGGTCATCGTCTTCATCGGCCAATCGCTCAGCGTCAACAGCGTCCCGACATCCTATGTCCCGGTAAACTCCAACATCGATCAGCTCAACATCTGGGATGGCAAGCTCTACCAGGCCAAAGACCCACTGCTCGGCGTCAATGGCGGCAGCGATCCGGCGCATAAAGGCACATGGCTGCTGCGGATGGCGGATAAGCTGATCAGTGATGGGGTCTATGACCGGGTGATTATCGTGCCGATGGCGGTAGGGAATACCCGCGTCGGGCAATGGTCAGATCCGAACCTTGAGCCCTACCTCTTCCGCCGCATCAACACCGTTGGCCTTCGTATGCGAGACGCTGGCTTGCCTTGCACCGCGATCATGTGGGGGCAGGGCGAGAGCGATTCCATCGCCGGAACGTCGCAGGCATCCTATGCCGCCAGCCTGCAGAAGGTGATTGCCGAGTTCAACAGGGCGATCCCAGGCTGCCCGATGCTGGTTGCTCAGGAAGCCTATTACTACGGCAATACGAGTCCCGCCGTCCTCGCGGCTCAAGCCAGTGTCGTCAATAACACCACGGTCTTTGCCGGCGAGAATGTCGAACTGATCCCGCCATCCGGTCGCTACGACAATACGCATCTGAATGAAGCCGGCGCAGACCAGCGCGCTACCCTGGCAGTTGCCGCTCTCGTCACGGCGCTGGGCCTCTAAAGACACCATCCACAAATCGGAGCCTCCCATGCTCGTCAGCAACTGGCGCGCGGTCATAAAGCACGCCTGGAGCGTCCGGCTTATGAGCGCTGCTCTTCTCCTCATCATCCTTGAACCGGTCTACAACTTCGTAGCAGCGACGTGGGTTTCCAAGAACATCTACATCCAGCTTGGCATGCAGGCTTTCACCGGTCTCCTCGCAGCGGCGGCCATCCTTGCCCGCATCTTCATCCAGCAAAAAGTTTCAGGAGACCTGAATGGCAAACCGCCTCCAGAAGGGTAGCGCTGCGGCCGCAATGGCTGTTGCACTCGTCGGCTCGTTCGAGGGGCTGAGGCAGAACGCCTATCCAGATCCGGCCACGCAAGGTCAGCCGTGGACGATCTGCTACGGCAGCACGAACGGGGTGAAGCCGGGGGACCGCAAGACCGTCGAGCAATGCAAGGCGCTTCTGTCGCTCGAACTCCAAAAGTATGCGGCCGGCATTGAGCACTGCGTCACGGTTCCGTTGCCAGACTCGCGCTTCGTCGCCCTCACGTCATTTTCGTACAATGTGGGCATCAAGGCCGCCTGCGGTTCAAGCGCCGTCAAGCTCATCAATGCCGGCAAGACCGCTGAAGGCTGCGAAGCCCTCCTGAAGTGGAACCGCGCTGCAGGGATTGTCTTTCCCGGCCTCACCCGGCGCCGGCAGAAGGAACGCCAGTTCTGCTTGGAGGGCCTTTGATGACCGAATATCCCTGCACATGGTGGGAGGACACCGGCCGGCAATCGACGGCAGAGAGCGGCGTGACGCGGATGATCTTCCGCAATCTCGATACAGGTGAAGAGGCTACGAAACTCCCTCCGGGAGCGCTGTTCGCGCAACGCAGAGGCGGAGCGAAGGGTCATGACGGCCTTTCGATCATCTGCATCATTCCGTGCGGCGATGGAACGACATGGTGGCGCATCGACGGGCGGGCGACCAATTGCACGATGCCAGACGACAAGGAGCACCGCTGCTGGGTAAGGCATGGTTCGGTTGGTGATCCGCTCCATGTCGACAAGGCCGGCAACACATGCGGCGCTGGAGCGGGATCAATCGTCGTCGATGGATTCCACGGCTTTCTGCACCACGGCGTTCTGAGGGACTGCTGATGTTTGGGCTGCTCGATTATCTCAAGATGGGCGCCGGCATCGCCGCCGGCCTGATGCTCTACCATCTGTATGCCCTGTCGATCGGCTACCCCTCCGCAGCTCGTGAAGCCCGCGCTGGCTATGTCCTCATCGCCGAACGCACCGCAGCCGAAGCCAAAGCCGCCGAGATGGAACGCCAGCGCAACGCAGCCGCACAGGCCACCGAAGAGCACCGCAAGCGCCTTGCCGCTGCCTCGGCCGCCGAGCAGGCCGCCAAAGATACACTCGAAACCGAGATCCAATCCTATGAGCTTCAGCTTTCGGAAAAGAACCGCGCTTGCGCTGTCACTGCTGCTGATCGTCAGTGGTTGCTCCGCCACTGAGCGCCTCAACCGTGCGGCTACCACCAAAGGGCAGACGCAGGCCGGCGTTGTTCTTCCGGCGCTTCCCGATGACCTCAGGCGGCAGGAAGCCCACGCTGCGGTCACAGAGGGCCAGCCAGTGATTTCCATCCTCGCCCGCGAGCGCCAAGCCCTCGACCGTGCCAACGCGCGTCAGGGGCGGACTGTGCAGTTTTACGATGATGTTGCCTCGAAATTCGGAACACACAAATGATGCTTGGTCTTGGACTAGCCCTTACGCAGCCGAGGGGCGCAGCCGCCCCCTTTACCGGCACTCCAGCCATGGCCGCTTTGACGGACATTCCGGGGCTGGTGATCGACTTCGACGCGGCCGACGCTGCGACGATCTCGGCGACCGGCGCGCTCGTCAATACGTGGACCAACAAGGGCTCTTACGGCGGGTCCGCGACATCGGCAAGCTCGAACCGGCCCTCTACCGGCACCAGGACGATGAACAGCCTGAATACGCTGGACTTCTCCGGCACCAACCATATGGACATGACGACTGAGCCGGGAGCGCTGACCGCCGCCTCGTACACACTGGTCCGTGTCTGGTACAACGACCTTAACGCCACAGCCGCTATCCTGGATCTTGCGCAGACCGCGCTTGCCGGCAACATCCGATCCGGCCTGCAGGTCGACGTAGGCGGCACAGACAATCGCATCTACCAATACTGCGGCGCCTCTGCGATCGCTGACGGCGCGGCTCCTGAGAGCGGGCCAGGACCGGCTATCACCACGTTGCTCGGCTTCCCGACCATCGCCTACAACTACATAAATTCTCTAACCAGATCCGGCGCAAACGGCGTACCGACCTACAGCACCAGCACGGTTTGGCGCCTCGGTGGAGACCCTGACAACACCTCCTCACGGTGGAACGGCGCTATCTCACAGTTTGCCGGCTACAACCGCACCCTGACCACAGACGAGCAATTCCTCGTCGAGGGCTTCCTCGCTTGGAAATGGGGCCTGCAAGCGAACCTTGCCGGCGGTAACGAATGGTCTGCCAAAGACCCCCGCGTCAACGCGAAGATCACGAATGTCGTCGGCTGGGGCGACAGCATGATCGAGAACGCTTTCCTTGCCGCGGCCGACAGATGGATAACCGTTCTCGCTGGGCTGCTCAACCGCAAGGCATCGAACCAGGGCATCGGCGGGCAGACCTCGACACAGATTGCCGCGCGCGCAAATGCTGACGTCAGGTTCATCGATCGCATCCGCATTATCTGGGCGGGCACCAACGGCCCAGATGCCGGGAATACAGTCCTTGGCGATATCCAGTCGATGGTCAACTACCAGCCCACGACCAAGTTCATCATCCTGCCGTCGATGAATTCCTCGACAGAGCCTTCAGGCAGTGCCGGCTACATCAACAAGATGAGCAACAACGCGGCTGTGCAGGCGGCTTACCCAAACAACTGGCTCGATGTCAGGTCCATGATTATCGCGCTTCAGGCTCCTGGCGGCCCGTATCAAGATGCAACGGCCTATGGGCAGGACGTGATAACAGCCGCGCTGCGGACTGACAGCTTGCACCTTAACGCGGCCGGATATGCGCTGGTCGCGGGCTTCGTCAGGGACTTCATCGTAGCCAAGGCGTGGTGACAGCAAGCGGCCGGAACAACCTGCGTCAACAGGGTGTCCGGCCTGACCTTCACGATTTCACTGGATCGCGACGGCTGGACACACGGTGCCAGACCAACCTTTCCTATCGGTTAAAAAGCATGACAGGGCATAGGGCAGGGCGCGCAGGAAATGGACGGAGATTACATGCAATTGCCAGAGCGAAGCAAAAGGTTCGAGTGGAATTTCAACACACTCGTCGTCGTCGGCGGGCTCAGCTTTGCCACGGCGGCTAATATCGCCGTCGCCGCGATCTCGTGGAACGACACGAAGCGAGATATCCAGGACATCCAGGATAAGCTCAAGTCGGAAACCGATCGCGGCATAAAGGCCGATATCGACCTGAACAAAGCCGTCGCCGATATCGCGCCGCTGACATATCAGACAACTCGAGCTATTGAAGGCGTGGCGGAGAACAAGAAGGGTATCGAGGCTTCAAACGCCAGGATTGATCGCGTGGTGGAATCGCTCGGCGGCAAGCTTGATACGGCGATCGACAGCATCAACAAGGTCGCTACGCGCGTTGAGGTGCTGAGCAGTAAGCTCGATGACGCGCAGACGCGGGCGAATAAGACGCTGTGGCGGACGCCGATTATGCGGCCCTAGTCCTGTTCCTTGAGGGCGGCATTCGTCATTTCAACGATGGATGTCGCGATCGATATCTGATGCGGGGTGCTTGGCGGCTCGTCAGGCACGCCTGCTCCAATCCTACCACTCATTATCATGCGGCAGACATAGCTCTGGGCAGAAAACCTGTCGATCTCCTCCCTGTCACCTCGACGGCCAATCTCCCGAGCTTCCCTGACTAGATCACCGAACGTCATGATTTCTCTCCCTTGAGTGCAGCGTCGATCATGGCTCTCCACTGGTCTTTCGAATATTCATACCGATATAGGTAATTATCGCCGTAGATTGCAGCGGACGCCTCCACCATTGCCTCGGTAGGCTCGCGCATGGCCTCGATCGCTGCCTTGGCAAGAGCGTCCTTGATCGTGACGCGCAAAGCATCCGGTTCCTTCCATGACGCATCGAACCTCTTCACGACGACTATCTCGTCTTCGCCCTCAGCGCCATGACGGCAGATCTCGATAGGCATCCCATCGACCTTGTCGCTCGTCCAGTCGTTCCAGCGGGAGAATAGCTGCACCTCTTCCAAGGCGTTGCCGACGCGCTCGATCATGCTCATTGGTTTCTCCATCCTCATTGCTCCTTATAGACCGTCTCTCGAATGTCGTCATAGCTCTTGACGCGCGGCTCCTGATCGCTCGGGCCGAAGGCGAACACCACAAGATCGCCATCAGCAATTTCACGCTGAGCCCGCAGATCCCATCCCCTGTGAATGTAATGCGGCTGTCCGAACGTCTTGACGGCGGAGTGATATTCGTCGCCCTTGAAGCCGACAAAGTGGACGATCCTTGTCTTGCAGAACATCATTAGAACCTGCTGTGCCAAATTTGTGCCGTTTGTGACAACCCGTTCCCGCGACGTTCCGTTTTCAGCCGCATGAACCTGCAAGATAGCGGAAACGCCATTTTGTCGAAAAGATCGAAAAACCTCTTGATCGCCAAGGTGATTCCGCCTATCAGGGCCGCACCGGAGAGGTGGCCGAGTGGTCGAAGGCGCTCCCCTGCTAAGGGAGTAT